ATTGATATCTGCATTTTTGTCCAACCCCCTTATACCTTTTTCCCTGTTTTAAGTCTTACTGTATCAACCAAGTTCTGTCCTAGTTGTTTTGTTAATACCTTACTATCCAACTGCACTATTATGTTCGCTGTCTGATAACCGCCACCGCCTGCTCCAACTCCTGCAACTGAAGGATAACTGTTAACTCCTATGTTAATCCCAGAAGCCATACTCTTAGCCGCATCTGTTAGCTTATATCTGTTGTTATTGATACCACCAACCATTAAGTTTATCATGTCCGGCATGGATTGGTCGAAGTGCATCAACGGGCCTTCTTTAGGCAAGGAGAATCCAAGTATATTATTTACAGTATCGCCTATAGCTTTAGCTGCGGCTGAAACTTGGCCTTGTCCACCCAACAAACCATCTACAAATTGTAGACTCAGTGGTGCACCCGATTGCATACCCCCACCGAGTCCACCACTGAGTCCACCATTAGCACTTTCTGCTACTGTCTGGGCTGATGCCGCTGTTCTTCCTGCACCGCTTAATATTCCGTTGTTGAAAGATGAGGTCAATTGTTCACCCCAAGAAGCACCACCACCGCCACCACTTCCCCTAAATCCATTGGCTGCTGCATTGGCTACTCCACCAGCAGCACCAGCGGCACCGCCTCCACCTCTGCCAACACCTTCTATATATGCTTGTGAGGTATTCTGCCCTGCTGCTGCCGCTGCATCAAGTGATGAGTGCCACCCTGGCATTGCATTAGCATTGACCGCTACTACTGCACCAGAAATTTGCCCGGATGATGAACTCACGCCTTGTGCATAGGAATTGCCTGTGTTCTGTCCTGCACTTTGTGCTTCACCAGATGATTGGTTTGCACCTTGTGCAAAAGAACTTCCAGCCTCTTGTCCTGTTTGCTGCATCAATGTTTTTATGTCTGCTGCTGTTTTTGCCATTCCGTCTTTTATAGCTTCTAATGGGTTTTTGCCATTTCGCATTTCATCCATTGCAGTATAAAATCCATCCAATGCCGCCATACCTAGCCCTATGCCAACTACAAACGCATCCATAACTTTTACTATATCTTTAAGTAGATTAATTAGAACTTTTCCTGCTCCGGCATTAGCCATCATTTCCAAAAAATTAGCCAAGTCTTTTCCGAGGCTTTTAAGTTCAGGTGTCATTTCTTTCAAACCACCCTCAACAAGATCGGTGAAACTATTCTCCAATTGTTTTAAAGAACCGCCCAGTGTTTCGGCACCGGCTGCCGCCGCACCGCCGTAGTGCTTCTCGACTTCTTTTAAGATAACATTCTGCGCACCAGCAACATCACCAACAGCCATAAAGCGTTTAATCAGTTCTTTTTGCGAATCATCCAACTTAACGCCCATTCTTTGGAGACTCGCCATACCTTCCACAGGGTCCTGAAGGGCCTTGCCGAGCTGCATTGCCGCTGAAGGTACATCCTGTCCTAGGCCTGCTGCAAGGTCTAATGCTGCTTGAGTTGCTGCTGGCAATACTTTCCCACCAATATTGTTAAATGTTAAAAGCATATTTTCGCCAGATTGAATAGTTTCTTTTGATACGGCTGTGGTTTTTTCAAGTGATTTTGCAAGGTCGCCAACACCCTCGGATGATATTTGTGCCCCTTTCCCTGTTGATTTCAGGACAGCATCTGTTCTTGCTACAATGTCCTGAAACTTAATGGCTTCGTTCACAGCATTTTTAAAGGCATTAACTATAGCTTGTTCAACGTTTACTTTAGCAACATTACCCAAACTGGTCAGGCTTGATGCTAAACCTTCAACACTACCACTTACTGCCCCTAGTTGGCTTTTCATCTCGCTTGTGTCTGCGGAAATCTTAACTACGAGATTAGCAATTGTTCCCAATATTTTCCACCTCCTTATCTAAAAAAAGAACCGCATCATATCGACACGGCTCTGTATTAATAGTTTTCTGTTCTTGCTCTGTCCTTTGCTTTCGTTGCTATCTCTCTGTCTTTCTGTACTGTTTCTTTAACAGAAAAATATGCGATCCATTCGCTTAATTCATGTGAGGTAACCTCCCGAAGCATTTTACTAACAGATACATAGCCCAATAATTCAGCTAATTGAAAGTAGAAAAACCTCTCCGGTCGGTTTATTAGTTTTTTGTTAAGTCTTTCACATCCGATTCTGTGATTTTGCTCAATCGTTGTGCTACCGTGAATATCCTGTCTAGTGCTGCTGCTGATTTCTTGCCTAAAGTTTCTATATCCGCAACAGTGAACAATGTTTCCATTGTTTCAGGATCAACTACAGTTTTGGCAACTAGCTTTGCTCTTAGATTGTGCATTAAGTCTGTGCTTACATTATGTTTGTTGTCTAGCATAGATGCCTCAAAATCGTCTCTTTCAGTTCCGTTCATTGCCTTTACGCAAACAGTACCGTTCCATTCAGGAACTTCAACATCTTCAGTCTTAATGTCCTTTGCTTCTAATATCTCGCTTCTTGTTAAATATGCTTTACTCATAAATTCATTCTCCTTTACTTTTTATACTCCTAGCTGCAACCAAGCATCATAAGATACCCACCCTATAGTTTCATCTTGTATTCCTGCTACCGCTGCTTCCATCTGGTCTGAATCAAGCAATGCCCATCTTCTATTAGGCAATGCACCTGTAGATGTTCTATCCTCAATTATGATAGGCACTTTTGCAAGCAACGCTGCTGAATAGGTTGTATCTGTTACGTCAAACTGTGATAGCGTTCCACTAGCTGACTTCATACCTGCAAGTCTTTCCTTGCTTGTACTTCCAAACTTAGTTTTCTCAAGTATATCAACCGCTTCATGCTTTGACATCTTATGTGCATAAGCCGCCGTACTCATAGGAAGATATGATCCTGATATCAAAACTGTTCTAGCTGTTGCACTTGTAAATGTTGCCATAGCATTCAGCCTGTTAAGTGTATATGTAGATGCAGTTGCTTGTTTGTAAACCTCAATAGTGTCGGATGTAGTCTGACTTGTAACCGCTGAAACTGTTACATTATTTGCATCAACATAGGTTACTTCCCTTACTGCATTGCTCCTGGTGGTATTAATTATAACATCACCAGTGGCTAATCCATGACTGGTCATTTTAAGGTTAGTTGTGTTTGTTCCTGATTCTGCCGCATCATTGCTACCCTTAACTAACACATGAATTGTTTCTGTTCTGTCTAATACCTGCTTGCTTGTATCGGTGATCTGATAGGTGGTATTTGTGCCGCCCATTGTAGTAACCTCACCTACAAATGGGACAGCCGCACCAGATATTTTAATGCTACAATTTAACCCTGTTACTTCAGCCATAATTCAACCTCCTATGCTCTGAGTGGTAAAGCCTCTGCCACACCGTTAAGCTTGCAAACTGCTTTTATAGTCTGCATTCCCTTAATATCAGCAGCAACTTCCACGCTTTCTACTATAGCCGGAATCTGTTTCCCTGCAACTGCTGTTCCTGAAGGGTATACACCTATCCAGCATGATGCCCCTGCAACTAACACATCCTGTCCTGTTGTATCTCCAACATATACGTTGCCATCTACTGCTATTTCTGCATCCAACAACCCTGCAATTCTTCTCTTTGACGTATCGCCAAATGCTGTTATCTCCATGATATCAGCGAGTTGTTTGAATGTGGACTTGTTAATACCGTTAATTTTTGCTCCTGTTGATCCTGTCATATGGGTTGCCCCTGCTAGTATAAAACACTGGTTGGTAACGCCTGCAACTTCTGCCATGATTTTAATCCCCCTAATAATTTATTTTATTTATCTTCGAAATATTGTGTTAAAGTTTACCGTCCACTCCTGACGCCCTTGGGCATCTCTGCCTATGTCTAGGATATCTCCACTTTGTTCGCACAATAGTATAGATGATGTAGTACTCCCATGCAATGTATCTTTTATTGTTTCGCATAACGCCTGACCTGTTGACCATGATGTGTTTCTAACTCGCACCTGAAAGGACGGCATTTCTAGTTCTGTACCGTTTAAAAGCCGTGGCATACCGCCTGAATTAAAGAGGCATACAACGTTATTGGGGCTGTCCGGCATACATCCAATATAAAGGTTAGTTGTTCCTGCTAGTAGTGTTTCTATCTCGCCTAACAAAGTCATTGATGATCCACCGCCTCCCCAATGTATTTGCCCATTGCTTCAATGTAACTGTCGATGTTTTCCTCAAACGGCTGTTGCAAATACTTAGCTTGGCCGCCGTTCGGATGGTTGTATGACATTTCTTCATGTTGTCTAGTGGCATAAGGTGTATCAAAGCTTACAAATCCCTCTATAACATCTCCACCTTGTGCATCCGAATCAGCCGAACCCTTTAAATCACCGGACTTTACCGGGCATAAGTCCATAGCTGAGTTTTGCAACCATGCAAGTAACACTTGAAGCTCTGATGCTGCAGCATTTCGTGCTTCTGCTGGAATCTTAGCAAGTATCGCTTCAAGTCGGTCTTCTCCTTCTATAGTTATAATCATGTCAACATCACCTCATAAAATGCTGCAGCACCATCTAAGCCATCCATTCTGCTTGAGGCTAGAACTATCCTTCCGTCAATCTTATCGCCTACTACAACCGCACTCTCAGTTATAAGCACTGCTGTAGATGATACATCTTCGCCTGTTGGATCCACAATAAGTTTAAAACCGCTTTCAATTCGGCCTTTGATCGTTGTTGTAGTGGATGTTGCTATTTCGTTATACTTGTCTTTAGTCAATATGTGTTGCCATGTGTAACTACCTTTTAGGTAAGTGCTTATTAAACTACACAATCGCAACGCCTCCTGCCATATATGGGGATAACAGCCGTTTAGCTTCCAACGGTAGTAAATCATTATTCGCTGCTCCTACAAACGTTTCTTGTAGCTTTCCAAGTGTGAAGGATCTAACGCCTTCCCTCTGCATCGTCTGTCGCTCTGAGTCGCCGCTAACAAGGTTCAATGCTATCTCGCACTGTGCTTGTTTCACTGCCTCAGGAACTGCTGTCATAACGAAGGCGTTTTCCCCGTACCAGAATGGTGCGGTTGTAGTTAGCCCTGATCTGGCTGTATATATTGCTCTTGGAAACTCCATTGCCTGGGTGTATGTTGCCCTTAATCCTATTAGTGGCTGGCGGTCTATGATCCTTGCCGCACGTCTGATTAGCACATCTTTTTCATCTGCTGAAAGTGCAGCCCATAATGCCATGTTTTCTTCTGTTGATAGATGATAGCTGTTAAGATACGTTGCACAGTCAGCCGCATTCAAGTATGTGTCTGTATTAACAACTAAAGCCATGTTTCCACCTCCTTGGTTCTCATTAAAAAGTTATTCATGTTGTGCGGACTTTAAATCAAATGTACGTTATACTGTGAATCTATAAATATACAAATGAGAATTTGTGTCTGTTGCCGATGGTTCTGCATTCAGTGTTATAGCATTACCGTTAATATCTGTAATTGTTTTAAGTGGAGAAATTAAATTTGCAGTTGTTTTTGTAAACACGGAATCCCCAACTAGAACCCCCGTCACATCATCTACCGTAAACACAGCCCCAGTTCTTGACACTTGAGTTGCCTTTAGGTAAAATGCTACATTGTATTTAACTCCACTATCCAAAATTACCGTGTCGCCCACAGTGTAGTCCATTAATCCGATAACATTGTTTCTTACTAGTTTCGTTTGGCATACGAAATTTAGATTTTTGCAATATGTTAATGCTGTGTTTGGCACATACGGGCTTTCGATGATGTAATTTGCATTATTGTCTATATTTAAAACGATATTGTTTGATATTTCAAAAGGTTGGTACATGGTATACATTATCCCTTGCACCCCTCCGTTTATCAAGTTTCCAGTTATGATACTGTTTAAACCTTTTGAAAATATGTTCAGGATTGGTTTTAAATCCGCAATATTTACAAGATGATTTGTTATTTCAAGTGTAATCAAACCACCTGTCAAATAAACAAGTTGATTGTTTGTGATTATGCATTCGTCAGTATTTGCATAAATATTACGCAGATTGTTTATTAGTTTATTGTTGCTTATTATGCAATTTTTAGTAGCAACCGTCCATTGAGTATTGGTAGGATCATCTGCATAAATTGCAACCGATTGTAGTGCATCTGCTGTGTCATAGCAATTTATAACAGTATTGCCTGTTATGATTGCTCCGCCATGATAAATATTGTGGATGCCCACATTGCAGTTTCGCACCATGTTGTTTGCGACAGTAACCTCTCCATACCAGTTCCCTTCACCTATGTGTATACCGCTCCCAACGCAGTTTGATAAACTGTTTGCGTCAACTACACAATGGCCTGTGACCTGTATCATTGTGGTATTACAAATGTCACATTTGTTGTTTTTAACTGTATTTAGTCCACTATAACCATTAATATTTATTGATGTGTAATAGCAATTAGTCACTATGTTCCCCTCAATCGTGCATAAGCTTGCAGAATTCATCAAGGCAATGCCGATAAACTTGAAATTTTTCACATAGTTATTGCAAATTTTTATACCTTTAACATTAAAACAAGCTATACCTGAATTATTACTGTTAGACGAGTAAACTCCCTCAAAACATAGATCATGTATGGAACAGTTTTCAACCGTTGCAGCATTTTTGTAAAAATAAATAAGTGTAAAGGCATCTGTTCTGTTGCTAAATATCTTGCTGACATTACCTAAACCGCAAAATTCAATGTTGTTGTATTGAACTGTCAAACAATATGGGCTGCCAGTATTGTTAACTAAATAATCTCCCTTGGGGAAATATATTTTTCCGCCGCCTAAATTGCCCACATAATTAATCGCAGCTTGTATGCCGGTTGTATCATCATGGATACCATCACCCTGCACATATTGTCCATCATCACAACTAAAACTCTTCACACTAGTTGCAATATTATTTAATTGATTATCAACATTATTTGATCTATCTCCTAAAGTTGGGTAGATTCCTCTGGCATCCACTATCTCCAATGCTCCACTGGCAACGCTAATCCCCAATGCTTCACTATACTCATTATATGCATCATTAACTATAGTTAACGATGCATTAAGGGCAGTGAACTCGCTTGTACTCTCTATTACAGCATCATCCCTGTCTAAATCAAGCACCCTAAATAAAAAACTTGCTGCTGTTAGCAATTCATTTGCTGTGCCGTACAATACCACTTCACAAGATACAAACCCCGATACTGTTAAGCATTGAGTAGTTAACAATGTACTCAATATTCCGCTTTCTGGTGTGTCGAGTGTACAATCTTGATATACAGCCGTGCTATCGCTCTTTAAAAAATATACTCTCGCTGTTAATCCTGTCAGGTTATAGGCTGTTCCATTTTCCGTTACTGTAAATATAAATTTGTGAGAATTCACATCCTGTTGTTTTATTTTTATATCGGGGGCTGTTGATGTTGTCACCCCAAAATCTATAAGTATATTGTGTTCTACTGTATTTATCAATCAAGCACCTTCTTCCTTTGTGTTAGATTATATGATTTTCCTTGCATTTGACAATGCAATATCCATATAATCTAGCGAACCTAGATTAATTGCAGCGGCAGATGCCCCTATAGTGCAAATGTCACCATGTCTAAGATAATTCCCGGCATCAGTTGGAGTGTTTCCTGTTATAGAATTAGACCACAAAACAGTATCACTATCATCTGCATATAGGGTAAAAGTTACGATTGATGCATCTTTATTGATTTCAATTTTGCCCCTGTACCATGTGGATATCGAAAGTTGTATAGTCGTTGCTGTTGTTACAATATTTCCGCCTTTCGCAGTTGCGCCATCTAAAACACCCTCAACAATTCGCAAATACACACCATCAGTAGGTGCGGCTGAAGTTGTTGTATCATGAAACCCCATTCTTCGTGTAATGTCCAAAATTTGTGCCATTGTCCGAAAAACAAAAGTGCTTTTTTCACCGCCTTGTAACAATAGTGAATCGGCAGTTGTTTGTAACCTATATCCACTATTAGCTGCTGTAGTTGATTTGAGTATTAAAACTCCTGGGTGTTTTTTTTCTGTTGTGCCTGCGATTAATGTTCCGGCAGAAACAGCCGTGGATATCCAAGGTGCCACAAATCCCGTATCTGATACAAAGTCTTGTTTAGTTTTATTTGCAATATCAGCCAATTGTGCACTATTATATTTTTCTAATATGTTCATATTAACTCACCGCCGTTCCGACTACAGTCAAGTTTCCACCTGATACTACTGATACATTCATTTCTATCTGATAAATCCCAGTAATGTCAAACATCCATGTTTCGGATGTCGCTCCGCTTGTTGATGTTGCTACTGCTAAAGTAGATATATTATATCCGTTAATTGGTATTGCATCTGGTGTGCCGTTTGTGTTCAATGCGAAGAACTGCACTGTTCTTGCTGTAGCTGTTCCATAAACGCTGACTTTTAATGTCTTATACCCGCCAACTGTCAGAATTGTTCCTGCTGCGGCTTGTGTTATCGCACTGTGAAAGGTTACCGCTGATGTTACTGCTGGAACAACCGCACTCTCCATAATCTCTGTTATTCTTTCTATTCCCATCTATTTGCTCACCGCCTTCTTAGTTCTTGGTTTCCTAACAACTTTTTTAACTTCTTTTTCAGGTTCTTTCTTTTCCAGCACATCTGCTAAAGTTTTCCCGTCAAGTTGGACAACAACTTCTTTTTCAACTGTTGGTACTTCCACTTTAATCTCTCTGGGAAATTCCGATCTATATCCAAGCGAAAGCAACTGATCTATTACTCTATCATCTTCAACTATTAACTCGCCATTCTTGTCAAATTCACATAGGCTTTTGTTCAAAGTACCATCCCAAACAATGCCTTTACCGTAAAACTTCATAACCTCACCGCCTTTTCAATAGAAAAAAAGGGAGGGTTTCCCCTCCGCACTCTTATGCCTCTACTATAATGACCTTAGCCTGTTTGGAGCCGTTGTAAGTGCCGCTGTGTATATCAATTGTTGATCCTGCGAACGTACCACCTGCTGCCACTGTAGGCGCAACATAAGTTCCGTCAAGATATGCCATCTGTACTTCGGAAGTAGCTGTTATTCTGAAAGGCAAGCCTAACAGATCGCCCACTCCTACCGTGACAGTATCATTGCCTGTTGCTATAACCCAACCTGCACCTTTTACGGAGGTTACTGTTTTAAACGCAAGCAACCCAACTGCTGTTGCATCTCCTACAGGTGTGATTACCTCGGATATTGCTTTACCGTTGATGTCATATCCTGCTACAGTGATTGTTCCTGCGGTATCTGCTCCCGTAACTACTGTTGCGGATACGGTTATGTTTCTAGCGACGTCTGGCTGTGCAGCAATTGTATATGTCCCAACCTTCATGTTGGTGGTTGTAACTATTCTGTCAACATCGGATACTACTGGCGCACCAAGATTAAAAAATCTAGGCATTCCCTTTAATGTTGCTTTAAGTTCTGGATTTGATAATCCGCTAATTCTTTTCATTGTTTATATCCCCCTTTTTTAAGTAGAGGCGGTATATAGATTATATTGTGGTATAAATTAAACCGCCTCATTAGTTCCTTAAATTATGATGTTGCTAATCCTGTGATACTTCCTGAAAGTACGCCGTCCCCGTGGTTTAGGCCGAACTGTCCGAATATCTGGCCATTCTCGGATGCACCAGTCTTGGAAAGTTCCTCATAGAAGAAGTTGCCTTTTCCTGGTACTGGCTGGAATACTGGCTGAATTGCTGCCATATCAGCTACAAGCAAAGTAGCAGCAGGCATGAAGCGGTTAAGTTTAACTCCTACTGTACCAAAATCTGTCTCGATGCTTTCAACATTCACGCCACCGACCATACGATCCATTGGTGCGAATCCGTATATGTCGCTAAGTACCTGTTTCTGGAATGAATTTACCCAGATAACAGGCTGTTTGAACATTGCGCCTGCATCGTACATGCTCTTCAACAATGAATCAATCATAGCCTTAGTCAACTTAGCAGATGATGCTGCAACTGTGCTTGAAGCGTTTGCAATAGCACCTCTGGTTGTGTTAGCAGTTCCGGCAACAGTTGTAAGTACATATACACCATTCAAGCAAGTGTATTCTATGTCTCTTGCTATTTTCTCAAGTGCCTTTGCTATCTGGAAGTCTTTCTCGGAGATAACATCGTTCTGTGATCCCTGAGTATTAAGCCCTGACAATCTGCCTGGATTGGATAACTTAGCGTATGAGATCGATACTGCTTCGTGGAATATCTGAGTAACGTTTGAAGCCTGCGCCCTAACGTAGCCTACTGCTGTTGGTGCAGTAAGTGAAGCTGTTTCTGTTATTGATGGCTGTGCTGCTGCTGCGAATGAATAGTTAACATCAATCGGAAATTCAAAGTTAGTAGTCTGCTGACCGCCGCCCATTCCTCCGATCATTGTCAAAAATGGTGTGTTGACTGCATCTGCTGTGAATAATTCACCAGCATAGTTTGGTAGATTCCATATGGTTCCCTGTCCTGATACGTTTGGCATTATTATCACTCCTTATTTTTTATTAAACATTCTCTGTTTGATGCTTACTACTTTTGCCGTGTTGCCGTTCTTGACAGCTTCGTTGTATTCTTCCTCCAGGGTTGAATCAGCTATGTTGCCAATTGGTGGGTTTGCTCCACCGCCTTTTACTACTTCGTCCTTTAACTTAGGGAATTCCTTTGCCATCGCTTCTGCTATTTCTAACAGGTTCAATGGTTCTCCCTCATCGTCGAACGTAATCTTTGACTTCCCAGTCGGCAGTAATCTTTCAAACAGTTTAACATCGTATCCTTCGTTGCCTAACCCTTTGATTGCCGCCTTTAAAATCCTGTCATTTGCTTTACCTATCACAGCATCCAGTTGTGCCTGTCTACTATCCAGATAACTTGCTATCTTAGCATCGTCCACGTCCTCATCGTCTTTCAAGCCGAGGACTCTGCGGAGTTGAGCTTCAAGAGCCTTTCCTTTTAGTCTCCTGCCCTTGTTTTCTTCCCTTATAGACTGCACATAATCTTCTGAGAATACTTTTGTACCTTGTGCGGGTACGGTAGGGATTGGTGTTACTGGTGCTTCTGGTTTTACTGTTTCAGGTGTTACTGTGTTATTTACTTCTTCAGTCATATCAATGACCTCCCAATATACCCAATCTTGGGTATTGCGTAACAGTTTTATGACTTGCCCAGGTCTGTATGTGCTTTATTGCACAATGTTTATCTTATCCACTATGTCTTTTGCTTTGCTGACTTCTGTCTGTATTAACTGATATCTGTCACTATTGCTACGCTTCATTGATCTATAAGCGGAGAATGTAAGCGGTGTATTCTTTGGTGCTATTAGTTTTGATTCTTCCCAAAGGTTACGATCGTTCCTTCGCTGAGTCTTAACAAGTTGCTGTGCCTTGTAGTCTTCAAGCATCTTCTTGTTTTCTTCTGTTAGTTCAAACGGCCTGTTGGATGCTTCTTTGTTCTGTTCGCTTTTCTTGTCCAGTTCCAGAACATAGGGTTCAAGTACATGCGTGCAATTATGTGTTATAATAGAGTTAGCAACATACCAATTATATTTTGTTTGGAGGTTATAAACATGTCCATTAAAAAACTTACTCTCGACTTCGACAATGTCCGTTTCCTGTATATGTCCGGCAAGACAATCAAACAAATCGCTGAGGTTATCGGCATCGCCCAATCTACTCTCGAAAAACATCTTAGTATCGCTGGCATCAGTCTTTCTGAACTCAGACCTAGAATCAACCCTGAGCCTCGGTGTGACAGAATCCAACTTGATGTCGAATCCATTGTTGCAAGATACATTTCTGGTGAATCTAAAAGGTTCATTGCCAGAACACTCAATGTCAACGAAGCTGTTGTTGCTAAAAGACTCGCTGAAAACGGATTCCCTATTGCCGAGAGCAGAAGCGAGGCTGGCATTATCAGAGCAAGCAGAATGTCTGAGTCTGAACTCAAAGAACTTACAAAAGCTGCTCATGATGCTGTTCGTGGGAAAAAATACACATTTGAAGAACTCTGCAACAGAGCCATAATCAAACAAACAGCTACTGTCAATATCAGCGAGACTGAAAAGCTTCTTGCCTCGTGGTTGTTTGAAAGAAATATCCCCTTCTTTCCTCAACGTGCTATTGGAATTTACAATGCAGACTTTACTATTGGATCCATCGCCGTGGAAATCTTCGGGGGCAACTGGCACGCTTCGGGTGAACATCTCGCTAGACTTGAAGAGCGTACTCGGTATATCCTCAATTCTGATAGGAATATTTATATAATCTGGGTTTCCAACAAAGGACTCAGCCCCGATATATTTGATGACCTTATCCCCTTTATTGAGAAGTCCAGCATTGATCCAACCTTTCGAGGTCAGTATAGGGTGATTCGGGGTGACGGACAATTCTTCTCCGCTGGCAGTTCTAAAGACGATAATCTCGCCCTCGTAGTGCCGGGCAATGTGAGAAAGCAACGGCGGGCCACTGACTAGTGTGCCTGCTACAAAACAATTAGGATGAAGGTTTAGATATCCATCGGAAAATGCTGTCTCCATAAGTGAAGGGTAATCTGTATTGTCACCTGATATAGAATAGACACGTCCCTCATATATGGCGCATATCTCGCAGCAAGTCAACGTTGTGCTAACCTGTACTAAGTCGCTACCGATGTCTTTTGATTGCTGTAATACAGCCGCATTAGCCGCTTCTCGTGGCACCGTCCTCGCTATCATGTTAGCATATACACCGATGTCAATAGGACGTCCGTTCCTATCTAAGATAGAAGTTATGCCAGCATCGTTAAGCGCATCCATAAAGATATTCCTTGTCATCTTACTTGCTCCACCTGCTGCTGATGCTTGTGATCCTGCCTCTAACCCTATCTGCCTAAGTTCATCTTCTGCCCTTCTACCGATGTATGCCACGCCTTCTTGTAACGGATCAACTACGTTATCAATGTAAACTTGCACCTTATCGTTATCTGCAACCATCTTTGACACATCAATGTTTGAATCCCTGTAGTATCTGTATGTCTGCTCCATGCCTGCATCGTAGGCTAAAGGTATAACTTCATTGGCCCAATCGTTGCTATACTCGTTAAGCACCCTTAACTCTTCCTGTACGCTTGCTAAGACTTGCTTGTAGTATGTTGTACTGTTACCCTTAACTTGGGCATCTGCGATGAGCTGTAGCAACCTATCTTGAGCATCCTTATATGTCTGTACAAGTAGTTCAATATCAGCATCCAGTCCACCGTCTAAGTAGTTAGCCATCCCATCACCCCTTTATTTAACAGCCGTGATATCAGGCTTCATAGTTTCATCCATTGGTTTTGTTGTGTCCAATGGATTGCTAGTGTCAGTTGGCTTAACTGGTGGAGTGTACACAGGTGCCCTTAATGGGTTCATCGCTGCCTCGTCATCCAGTATCTTAGCTAGTTCTTCATCTGCTCCCTCATCGTCCATGTCGTCCATCTTCTTAATAGCGGATATCTGGGACATTGTAGGCTTGTTCCCTGTTCTTATCTGCATGATCTGTGCTTGTTCCAATGGATCCTCCGGCAATCCATCTGCCCAAGTGATATTTATAACAGTATCAGATAAGTCCATGATGCTATCTCCGCCTAGCTGACTGCAAAGTACAAGTGCTTTCTTCAGTCCTGCATCAAACCTTGTCCTTATTCGTGAAACTTTAGCCAAAGGTGAAACCATTAACCGCCTCAATGCAGAACCGGAAGCAATCTGCCCTGTCTGGTTTGACATATCCCCAAATATAGCAGCACCCATTTCGCTTATAGTGTAAAGAAAGTTGATAAGCTTATCTATCTGTGTGAAGTTAGCTGTTAACTGGCCATCCCATGTTATATAGGTTACATCTGGATCATCCTTTTGATCTCGTGGGAAGTAGTTTGCAGCCTTGAGCCGCCATTCACCTGTTGCCGGATCACGTTCTAGTGCTGTCAATGGGCCTGACATACTCGGTGAGGCATGTTTGTCTAATATCCTGGCTATCTGTCCAACTCTAACCATTAACTCTGCAATGATTGAATCCACATCTGTGTAATCATCTATGCCTGTAGCGCGATCCGATGTTATGGTGTTAGGTATCTGTACTATGGCAAAATCATCCAACCCTGTCTTTACTGTCTTTTCTTTCTCGGTCATTTTTCCTATGTAACAACCATTAAGAAGATGCACTCGTTCAATATATTCGCCTTTGCTATGTATCTGTACTTTTAGGTACTTCTTTCTTTTCTCTTGTACTCCCGTTTCATAAGTCCATGCCAGTACATGAAACAGTTTGCACCTTACGTTGTCCGGGCTTACTATAGGGAACCATATAGGCGGCTGTGTTAAGTCAATTAGTCCACCGTCCTCATCCCTGACATAAAATAAGCCATCACCATAGCGGCTGATGTCTATAACATTCTGATAGCAAGTGTTGAATAGATCACTGCTTTCTATTATCTCATCTATTGTATCTTGTTCAGGGCTGCCCTTCTCCCCTGCACTTATCTGAGGCGTTTCACCCAGCAATAAGTCAGCAGTCTTTAGGGATATCAGTTTTTGAAAGTTCAGTATAACCGGGTATGATATAATCTGCTGGAAGTTTCCTATTACCCGTTCTATTCGTTTCAAACTTTCCTCGTATACTTCTACATGCTTGCACTCAAATAAATTTCTATTCATTTCGTACATTTCCAACCGTTCTTTTTCTGATGATGGGGGAAATCGTTCACCCTCGCTCAGCCATGATAAATCTGTAAGCATTCCTATTCCTCCCATCATTTCTTGATTTATTTCTTACCCAAGGGTGGAGCAAGTACACTCAAGTCCCTGGAATAGCCATTCTTGTTTTTGTGTTTTAATAGAATATTATTACTACCAGTATATAAAGCGCCAGATAAACAACAAATATAGAACATATCAGCATTATTAGGTAATCCCTAAGTCTATATCTCATATCCTTACCGTTACGGCACCGACTCGTTCCCTTGCTTCATCACCGTAGCAATAGCGCAGGGCATCCAAGATGTGGTTGTGCTTGTCTATTGGCACTGGTATAACGTTGCCGTTGTTGTCTTCTTTCCACTTGTACTGCTGGAACTCGTTCTTAGCGTTCTGACAGCCTATGTCTATTATAATTTCTTGCTGTTGTAACCACTGTATTCCGAACATGATACTGTCCTTGCCCTTCTTTGCTGGCAATGCTGATATGCCTAAGTCCTTTAACTCCTGTATGGATTTTGGCTCGGCTGAATCGCATGTAATGTACTCATAGTTTATCATATCTTTTATTTCTTTTGCTAACCTGTCATTGGTTAACCCACATTGGTAGAACTCATCAAGGATATAAATGCGCTTATGCTTCTTGTCATAGTGCGTTCTTACTATCGTTGCAGGATCGGATGCAAACCCAAAGTCACAGCCATTCTTGTAGTTATCAGCATACTTCCTGACCTCTGAACAGTCTTCAACCTTCCAGTTCTTAAATATAACCGAACCCAGAACACCCCAATTACCAAGTGTATACACGTTGTAATAGTATTCGTCCTTCTCGTTCTCCATTGCGGCTATATCGTCTTCTGTCAGGAACTTGTTATCTTTGTATGTAGTCTTTAGTATAAGCGTGTCATTGTCTTTATACTGTGTCTTATCATCATCCCATTTATCGAAGAACTCCTTGTATATCCAGCTAGACTTCATGATAGGGTTGAATGAAAAGGTTATGCGCTTGTTCCCTGTGAAATCTGAATTACCTCTTAGTCTCTTTGTTAGTTCCTTGTAGGAGTTGTAATCTATCTCTGTGGCTTCTTCTATCCATATATCGCTTAACACGCCTTTAGTAGGTGTGATTGACTTTAGTTTCTGTGCATCGTCTAAGCCGCAGCTTAGTATCTGGTAGCCGTTCTTGGCTGTTATGACCATGTCTGTCTTGTTAATAGTGAAGTAGTTATTTATGTCCATATCGTTTATGATCTTGCACATCTCATTGAACACTGACTGTCTTATCGTCTTAGCTACGTTCCTGACTATAAGGTAGTTTCGTTTCTTTGTAAGTACATCTAGTATAGCCCTTTGTGCCAGGAAGACTGACTTGCCGCTTGAAGATCCACCGAATACTATCTGTCTGGGTGTTTCGTCATCCAACAGGTCTGCGTATACTGCGTTGGTCTTTATCTCTATATCCATGCTACACCTTTTTAATGGTTATATTCAGTTCGTTGCCATCTTTGCCTGTTAGTTCTAAATTGTTTTTATCTGTCTGTTTAAGATATTGTTTACCTAACCACACAAGCATAGTAGTGTTGCCATCTTCAGCACCTTTCCATTGCATACGCCTCAAACAAGACTTGCCCTCATCCATTCCCTTTTTATATAGCACGCAAAATTGTTCATCCCTTTGCAATGTATCATGAGACACTTCAAGAATAGCAGCAATTTCTTCTATAGTACATTGTATATGTGCCAACTTAGTTATCAAAGTATAATCCAGTTTTATTTTAGGTCTTCCCATATACAACCCTCCTATTTAATCTTTCATATTGCACAATAAAAAAACACCCTTTAATATCTGCATACAAGTGCAGTATTGGGTGTTTTTCGTGTAAGTGTCTACTGACAACTCTACATATAT